TGGAACGAGATTCTGCAGAAATCGCAGGAGTCCCAACTGCCCGAGGCCGTCTATTACGAGCCGACGTTTCCAGACGGAACGCTGCGATTCTGGCCTGTTCCGCTTGAGGCGCTGACGGTCACGTTGGCTATCAACATGCAGCTTGGCGCGGTCGCCGACATCAACGATGACTTGGCATTTCCGCCCGGCTACGAGCGCGCTTTGGTCTATGCGCTGGCCGTCGATCTTGCTCCAGAATACCCAGCCGTTACGCTGAGTCAGCGCGTGATCGACGCGGCAGACGAGGCGCTGGCGGACGTCAAGCGGGCGAACAACACGCAAAACCAGGCGGCGACTTTTGACATTGCGCTGGCGGGCGGTTGCGGCGGTTCGCTGGCGGCGTTTATTGCCGGATACTGAAGCCGTGAGAATCCCGCTCGCCGCCGACATCGAAAGCCGTGACGGATCGCTGACGGCCGGCGCGCTGATTGTGAATGCCGCGGTGCAGGCTGAGGGCGACGGCCAGACATCGGCATTCAAGCGCGCGGGAGTCGTCTCTCGAGGATCGGTCACGGCCGGCGATGCGCAGTGCTTTGCGAGTGTCGCCGGGAAAGCTGTTGCAGTCGTTGGCGATCACGCCTTCACGCTGACCGTTGGCGAGCCGATCACCGAGGATGCTGACGACGACATGGCGCCGATTTTCGCTGGCCTGCAAGTGTCCGCGCGCGAGTCCGGGCAGGCAAGCAACGCGCGCTCGCTGATGCTCAAGACCGGCCGCGAGGCGTGGATACTGACGCCGTGAGACTTCCGATCGCCACTGACCTGAAAACCTCGATCAGCGATACGACGAAAGACGCGCGCCTGATCAATGCACACACGGAAACGCGCGGAGGAGTCACGAGAGTCAAGAAACGGCCCGGAGCGCTTGCTACCGGGTGGGATTTCACGACGCCCATACAGAGCGGGTTCGGCGGATCGCTGCTTTATCTGATCTACGGCGACGAATTCAGCGTGATTGACGTCAGCAGCCCTCCTCCTGCGTCAGTGGCGATAGGCGATCTTGTCGGCGGCTATTACGCGATGATCGACAACCCGCCAACGTCGCCTGGTGGCGGAGACGCGTATTGGAGCGCATCGCCTCCTGGAAGCTCCCGATATGTGGCGACGTTCAAGCCGGGCTATGGAATGGGCGACATCTATGGCGGCGCGAATATGTACCTGCCGCCAAGTTCTCCTGGACCGTGGTCTGGCGAACTGCGCGGGGCTGTCGCGGCGAGCACTGCAGCAACCGTCAAGAGCTTTGACGAAACGATTACCGCGCTTGGTGGAGTTATCTGCTGGGGATCTTCTGGAGGAATACCGCCGAACGGGTCCGGGCCAACGGCGCGATATCTTCCGACGGGAATGTATGAATCTGGCGGGTTCATCTTGGCTGCAGACAGTCGAGTGTCGAACGCAACTGTCAACTGGACGGCTGGCTATGTCCCTTCAGCAATCCCAGCTGTCGGCTCTCCGCTCGGCTATGATATTTTCTCTGGGCCGGCAGCGATCTTAACAAGGAAAACGAAGACGTCGGCAACGATTACCTCTTCTGGAACGGTCGCAACCATTGGCGTTGGGGTTTTGAGCCCGGCAGCGATCAGCAGGCGAATCGAGGTTTCTGGCGCAAACGAGCCAGAATACAACGGGGTTTTCGACGCCTACCTGAACGCTAACCCTCTGGCCAGCTCGGCCACTGGCGCGCTCTATTACGACATGACCGGAACGCCAGCGGCAAGCCCTGCGACTGGATCGGTCACGGTCAAATACTTCTGAGCAGACAACGATGCCAGTCCTCGCCGTGACCGTTGCTGGACAGCCATTCGACATGATGGGGTATGTCGCCGAGCAGTCAGTTTTCGGCCTGTTCTTCAAATCTGCATACGATGCATTCAATTTCGAGAATAACGTGCTGACAAAAATCACCGACGCAGATTATCCCGGATGGAGCACGGTCACGCCGACAAGCATAACGCGAACTGGGTCGACTGCGACGGTCACGCTGCCTGCGCCAGTCAACTGGCAATCTGGATCGACCGTGACAATCGCTGGCGCTGCACAAGCTGAATACAACGGCAGCGTTCTGATTACCGTCACTGATGCGACGCACTTCACTTACGCAGTCACCGGGACTCCGACGACGCCGGCAACGGGCACGATAACCGCGAAGGGCGGGCGAACTACGGTGCCAGGGGTCGCCTATCTGGACGGGTATTTCTTCGTCATGGACCAGAATGCCGTTATCTACAACAGCGGGCTGAATGACCCGACAGCCTGGGGCGCGCTGGACTTCATAACTGCGGCTATCGAGCCTGGCGGCGGAGTTGCGCTGGCCAAGACGCAGAACTACATCGTCGCGTTCAAGGAATGGAGCACAGAATTTTTCTACGACGTCGGCAATCCAACGGGGTCCCCGCTGTCGCCTGTGCTGTCCGCATTTACGCTTGTTGGCTGCGCTTCCGGCGAGTCGGTCGCGGAGCTTGATGAGACGGTCTATTGGATCTCGAAGGCGCGGCAGAAGGGGCGGGCGGTCCACAAAATGGTCGGCCTGCAACAGCAGCTTGTCAGTACGCCGGACATTGACCGAATTCTGGCAGCGTCCGACCTATCGAGCGTCTATTCCTACGGCGTCAAGCTGTCTGGCCACTCGTTCTATATCCTGGGCCTGCGCGACATTGACGTGACGCTGGCGTACGACGCCACGGCCGGAACGTGGGCGCAATGGTCGAGCTTGACGGCGCAGACGCCGAAGTCATGCACGCTCACGCAGTCGGGCGGCGTGGCGACCGCGGCATGCACTGCGCACGGCTACGCAGACGGGGCGGCGGTCACGATCGCGGGGGCAACGCCAAGCGACTACAACGGCCTGAAACAGATTCGCGTCACATCCGCCGACGCCTTCATATTCAGCGTCGCCAGCGGCGCCGCAAGCCCGGCGACGGGCACGATTACGGCGACCGGGTACGACGAGGGCTACTTCCGGTACACGCACTATGTGTCTGCGGCCGGCCGCGACCTTGTTCTGCACGAAACGACCGGAGCGCTTGTCGAAATCACTCCGGCCGCCTACACCGACGACGGCGCCCCGATCGCGCTGAAGCTCCGCACAGGCAAGCTCGACAGCGGCAACGAGAACTACAAGAGCATTGGTCAGATTCGCGTCATCGGCGAGAAGCAGGGCGGCGAGGCGATGCTGCGATGGTCGGACGACGACTACACGACGAACTCGGCCTGCCGTCCTGTTGATCTGTCGTCGGTGCAGGCGCGCATTCGGCGGTGCGGGGCGTATCGGCGCAGAAGTTTTGAAGTGCTGCACATCGCCGCATTGCCGGTGCAGCTTGAAGCGCTCGAATTGGACTGAGAGGAAAAAATGCAATCAGCGATGGATTTTCACGGGCTCGGGGCGAAATACCCTGGCAGCGGCGGCGGGCTCGACGAAGCGGCGCAGGCGGCCGGCTATCGGGCGCTCGGCAACGGAAACTACGCGAACGTCTCGCGATGGTGGGAAGCGCCGATAAGCGGCCAGGACCTGCAAGGCAAGCTGTCGTCGCAGGCGCTCGCAAAGCAGCAATCGAACCCGTCAAATCTGATCGGCAGCACCGATTACTTGGCGCAGATTCAGCAGTACCTGAACCCGCAGGCATCGTCGGCAGCGGGTGGCGCAGCAAGCGGCACGCAAACTTCAAACCCGTACGAACAGCGACTGCAGCAGCTAGTCAATGATCCGAACTCGATCAGCGACAGCAACGCCTACAAGTTCCGCTTCAACCAGGGCCAACAGGCGCTTGAGCGCGGCGCTGCAGCCAAGGGCATGCTTGGCAGCGGAAACACGCTGGCGGCGCTCGCGCAGTACGGGCAGGGGCTGGCATCGGACGAATACGGGAACGAGGTCAGCCGCCTGGGCGCGCTATCCGGGCAGCGCGACCAGTACAACCTTGGGTTGAAGGGGCTTGCAAACAGCGAATATGGGCTGCGCGCAGGAACAGACCAGAACCGAGGATCTCTTGCGCTTTCGGCGCTGACGACGGCGAATGACCAGCGCCTGAAAGCGAACCAGCTCGCGTCCAGCACAGCAACGGCAACCGGGCTCGTTCGCCCGAATATCTGGTAAGGGGCGGCCATGTACGATCAAGGTTCGATGGACAGAATCGGCCGACTGATGAGCTTGCGCGACCTCGTGACGGCCGGCCAGATGGCGCCCGACGCCGCTCCTTTGCCAATGAATACGCTGCGCAACAACACGACTGGCGCAGAGTATCAGTTCGAGTCCTCTCCGCAGGGCGGCGCGGGCCGGCAAGGACCGCAGCTCGACTACTCGCAGCCGATCGAGATTTTCGGCCAGGGCAAGGGATACGCGATCAAGGGGCAGCCGCTGGCGGCGATGATAAACGGACGGCGCGTTGATTACGGCGTCGACGACGCTGCTAGCAAGGTCGCGACGCAGCGCGCGCAGGACCTGGCCATCAAGCGCGCCGAGCAGCAGCAAGGTCTGGATGCTGGCGCGCTGGACATCGACAAAAAGCGGGTGGAGCTCGCCGCGCTGCAATCGACTGGCGGAGCAAAGCCGCTTACCGAATCGCAAGGTAAGGCGGCGGGGTTCGGGGTTCGGGCGAACGACTCCGACGCAATCATTCGCGAGATCAACGGCAATGGGAAAGTTCAACCAGGGTTGATCAAAAGGTCGGCAGAGGCGGTGCCGTTCATGGGCGACGCTCTCGGGACGCTGGCCAACTGGACGCAAAGCGAACCGCAGCAGAAGGTGGAGCAGGCGCAGAGGAACTTTATCAATGCCGTTCTTCGTCGAGAGTCTGGCGCGGTGATTTCTCCCGAGGAGTTCGACAACGCGAGAAAGCAGTATTTCCCGCAGCCAGGAGACGAACAAGGGACAATTGCTCAGAAGCAGAGCAACCGGCAGGCTGTAATTGCTGCGCTGAAGACAGAAGGCGCGCACGGCTACGAACAGGCGCGCGCAGAATTCGAGGCGCGCAAGGCGGCCATTTCCGGCGACAGGAAAGCCACGGCCGGCGCTGGCGGAAACACAGTAGCTCTGCCTGATGGCCAAGTGCTGACATTCCCGAGCGCAGCGCACGCGGACGGATTTCGGAAGGCAGCCGGTCTATGAGCGGATACGGAGAAGTGGCCAAGCAGTTCGGAGGGCAACCGGCCGCGCCTACCGCGGCGCCGTCGCCAGACTACAGCGGACTGGCGGCAAAGTTCGGCGGCAAGGTTGACACGGCAAAGCAAGCGGCTACCGACGCCTACCAGGGCGCGGCCAATTGGTTCGCCGAGACGTTCGGCCCGAGCGGCAACCTCCGCGGATCGGCGATCGGCGGCGTGATGCAGGGCATGGCTGACCCGGTTGTTG